GGATATCCCTTGCACGCTGACCCAGTACGGCTCGATGGTCACGATTACCGACATCATCATGGACACCCATGAAGACGCGGTACTGAACGAGTCGATCGAACTGCTTGGCGAACAGGCCGCGCAGATGATCGAAACCATGCGCTTCGGCATTCTGAAGGGCGGCGCGAATGTTGTGTACGCCAACGGCGCTCTGCGCACCGCAGTCAACACGGTTATCACCCTGGCCGTGCAGCGCAAGTCTACCAAGGCACTGAAGCGCCAGAACGCCGAGCAGATCACGAAGGTAACGAAGTCCACTCCAGCTTACGGCACTGAACCGACTGCTAAGTCGTTCATCGGCTTCATTCACCCCGACTGCGAAGCGGATATCCGCAACATGCTCGGTGCAGACGGAAAGACGGTATTCGTCCCGGTTGAAAAATACGGTTCGATGTCGCCGTATGAAAACGAAATCGGGAAAGTGGAAGACGTGCGCTACCTGTCGTCTACCATCTTTGCGCCGTGGCCTGATGCAGGCGGCGCAAAAGGCACGATGATGTCAACTTCCGGGGCCAACGCGGACGTGTACCCGATCTTGTTCGTTGCCGCGAACGCTTACGCGATTGTCGCGCTGAAAGGCATGTTCGCCCTCACGCCGATGGTCGTTAATGCCACCCCGAGCGACAGCGATCCTATGGCGCAACGTGGGCGCGTCGCATGGAAGGCAATGCAAGGCGCGGTGATCTTGAACGACCAGTGGATGTGCCGTTGCGAAGTCGCGGTAACGGCGTAATAGCTGGCATCGCTTCACCAATGCAGCCCGGTTGATCCGGGCTGTCTCAATAATCCCGTACCAAAAAGGAAAGAAACATGAGCGGACTCCGCGACATTACCGATCAAGCCCTGCACGATATCATCGCCAATAAAAATTTGACCGCCGCAACTCTGGCGATCAATGGCGCTGCCGCAGCCACCTTTAAAACCACGTCCGCGTATCAATATCTGATCGATGGCGTGTTCAAGTCGAAGGCCGCGCTCGCGGCACAGGCATTTTCCGCAGGCCATGCCGCCCAACCTATAGGCGTCACCCAGTATTACGCGGTTGGCCTGGACGGCTCGGGCAACGTGACCACGTACCAGGGCGTTGAAGAAACATTCATCCTGCTTGGCGTATCCAGCACGGTACCGACCTTGCCGACCATTCCGGCCGGCATCTGTCCGGTCGGCATCATCAAGGTTGTCAATGGCAGTGCCAACGCATTCGTTCCGGGCACCACGGCGCTGGATACGGCCGGCCTGACCGTGACTTACTTCGACGTGTCGATCATGCCGACTGCCCCGATGTAATTCAGTAAAACGTAGCCGGTTGCTTCCGGCTATCTCAATTGCAGCAAAAGAAAGGCCCGTTGATTCGGGCCTTTTCCATTTCTAAAGGGGTTCAAGATGCAAAACGGTAAAGGCAGTTCCGGTTCCAAGGTAAGTACGATTGACGATGTTGTCGACGGCGATCCGGAAGTTCAGACGCAAAGGGTCACGATTACCGACCACGGCGACAATTTCAGCGGCGATAAAGTCGAGTTGACCATTCACCAGGGAGAGGGCGAAGTAGGCGGACAGCCTGTTTTCCTGCAAGTGAACGGCGCAAACGTGCTGATTCCGCGCGGCATCAAGGTTGAAATCGCCGACGAACTCAAGCATGCACTCGATAACGCGGTCTACACCGTTTATGAGTGCGCCAAGGACGGATCGACAAAGGCGCGTGAAGTAAAGCGCTTCAACTACACCGTCCACAAGTTCATTCCCGCTGCTGATGTCGCTCCGGCCGCTCCTGCTGCTCGCGCGAAGAAGTAAACGGTAATGGCCCAACTTTCCGACTTCGCGCCGTACATCCTGCCCTATGTTCCCGGTTGTTCAAGTCCACTGGCAGAGCAGTATGTACGCGACGTATGCATTGATTTTTGCATGCGCTCGCTCATCGTCCAATTGGCGCTCGATCCTATCGACGCGATCCAGGGGCAAATCGAAAACGATCTGGACACGCCGAATGGCACCCTGACGCATTTGATTCTTGAGGCGTGGTACGAGGGTAGGCCGATGGGCCAATTCAAATCGGGAGACACCTGCAGCCAAGCCGAAGCATTCAACCTGCTATTCGCTGGCGCTGACGTTGATGGCGGCGTACCAAAGTCAGTCCAATTGACGCCCACCAACACGTTTCTATTCGACGTGGCTCCGTTTGTAACGTCGCTTGCTGCCGTCACCATGAAAGTGGCGACCAAGCCGACGCGCAAGACCACCGCAGTTGATGACCTTCTTTTCAACGATTACGCCGATGTCATCGGTCAGGGCGTCGTGTCGCGCTTGATGCGAATTCCCGGCCAAACATTTACTAGCGGCAGTTGGACGATCTACGAATCAGTATATGAATCGGCCCGCACCAGTGCGCGCATTCGCGCTGAAAAATCGTTTGGACGCGCTGCAACCACCGTCAGGACAAGGAGATTTATTTAATGGCAACCGTACTCACCACGGATGTTTTAACGCGCGCAAGCACCATTTTGCAGGACTTGACAAATGTTCGCTGGCCGCAAGCTGAATTGCTTGGATGGCTCAACGACGGCCAGCGCGAATTGACGATCTACAAGCCGAATGCCTGCGTGCAAAACACGGATGTCGTTCTCGTCGCCGGAACCAAGCAAACTTTGCCTCCCGATGGCTGCGCGCTGGTTGACATTACCCGGAACACGGGCGGCAACGCTATTCGCATTGTCTCGCGCGAGGTATTGGATGCGCAAATTCCGAATTGGCACCTTCCAGCCAATGCCAAGCCGACAGTGATTCACTTCGCCTATACCGAGAATAACCCGAAAACATTCTATGTGTATCCGCCTTCACCGGGCGGAAACTCGGTTGAAATCATTTACAACGCCGCGCCGGCAAACGCCACGCTCACCAGCGTCATTTCTATTGACGATATCTATTCCAGCGCCCTCGTTGATTACGTCCTGTATCGCGCATATAGCAAGGATACCGAGTATGCCGCCAACGGTCAGAGCGCAGCCGATCACTACGGCGCTTTCAAGGCAGCAATTCAAGGACGCCTGGCCTCCGAGATAGAAACAGACCCCAATACCCGCACCAAGGGCAACCGTAACGCAGTTTAATTTCAGGAGCAACACAACATGTCAGGTCTTTCCACTTATTCGCAAACCAATTTGATCAACGCGCTACTGCGGGGAACTAACTTTACCGCGCCGACTGTCTCCGCGCTGCGGCTGGCGCTTTGCACGGCTGACCCTACCCAGGCTGGCGGGTTGAACGAGGTTGGCACGGGAACTTGGTACACCCGCATTGCGACCGGAACCTTCACGGCCCCATCGCCTTCCGGTGCTGCAAGCCAATCCTCGAACACTACGGCAGTCACCTTCCCTGCCGTCACGGGAGCAGCGGTAACAATTACCTTTGTGGCGATTTACGACAATACCGTGGCCGGCAATATGCTGTTCTCCGCGCCGATGACTTCGGCCAAGACTTTGCAAATCGGCGATGTGCTGTCGTTCGCTCCCGGCACGCTCGTCGCGTCGATGGACTAATAGCCGATGAACGGTTTTGGCCTGAATAGTGCCGCCCTCAATGGTAGCGTAAGGCGCGTCATTGCGGGTGCGGTACTCATTGTCGCATCTGGCAGCATATCCGCTACAGGTCTGCGCATTGTTACCGATACTCCCCAGTTCACTGCGGCGGGTAGTCTTTCGGCAACCGGCACTCGCGTTTGCCTGGGCGCTGCGAATACGGTTTCAAATAGCACGCTTCAGGCTACCCCTGGATTGCTGCTCCTGTCTACGGTAAATTTTGGCACCAACGGCGCACTATCGGCGACCAATACCGAATCTTATTTCGTGGCAGGCGGATCGCTACAAGCGACCGGAACCGACATACAAAACGGCAGCGCGGCGTTTGTCGGGAACAGCATTGGTACTACGGCGATTCCGCTGTATATCGCCGGCACAGCGGCACAATTCAATACTGCCGGCACGTTTTCAGCGGATGCCAGCGTCAAGCTAAGCGGCTCCAGCTATACAAGCCGCGATGGCTACGTCAATACCGTTCCAATCGGTGGAATCCTCACTGCCAACGCATTGCGCACGGCGTTGTGCTACGTGGAAAGCGATTCTCCGTCTTCTTGCTCGGCAACTGCCAATGTCATTCAGGGTGGATCGTCGCAATTCATCGCCACGGCCACTCTCAATGCGACAGGAGCAGCAGATTCAGGATGGATGGTCTGCCCCAGTGCATTTTCCGCACTGGGGCAGGTTACATCGTATCCAGCGCCGATTGTAATGGCCGGCGTGCTGACTGTTTCGGCCGCTCAAAATGTCTTGACGCAAGGATCGGTAAATACCTTTACCGGAATAGCGGGCATGGCGGCTACCGCCAATCTCGCTATTCAGTCCGACGCATTGCTGCAAGCAACATCCAGTCTTGCGGCAACGGGGAACCTTGCTATTCAGTCTAGCGCCTCATTGCAGGCAATGGCAAGTTTTGCGGCGACCGGGCTAGACACCCAAATGGGTAGCGCAGAGAGCTATGCGTTTGGTTCGATTGCGGCTTCTGGCGGTCTGCTCATCTACGGATTATCCGATTTCAATTCGGCGTCAGTGCTGATTGCCAATCCGCTGGTGAATGCAGATTCTCTTGACCCGACAGAACGCACCATGATCCGACCATTCGTAGATCGTACGATGTTGCGCCCATTTGTAGATCGCACCATGAAAAGGGAACCATGACAGTTTTAGCCACCTATACACAGAATCCGGGAGCAAAGGAATCGTACTCGATCGACTATTCGGACGATCTTGAGGAAGGCGATTTCATTTCCACTTTAACTCCACCAGTCGTAACGGTCAGTGATCCGGCTTTGATTGCTGACGCCACGGTATGCGTCGATACCATCGTAAAGATGTGGTTTCAGGGCGGCGTAGTTGGAACGAAATACCTGATTACCGTCACATCGACAACCAATGACGGACGAATACTGGTTGATGAGTTTTACATCAAAGTTAAGGATTAATTGATGACACAGCTTTATTCCAACAATGCGAAATCGACGCTGAACGGGGCGATTACAACCGGCGCGTTGTCGATTACGCTCGCCACGGGCGACGGTGCAAAGTTTCCATCGCCCACGGGCGGCGACTTCTTCCTGTTCACGATGTATCAGGTCATCGCCGGATTCGAGGCGAACTGGGAAATCGTCAGTTGCACTGGGCGCGCTGGCGATGTGCTGACTCTTGGCGCACGCGGACTGGAAGGTACCACGCCGTTTGCGTTCAATAATGGCGACTTCGCTGAATTGCGCTTCACGGCAGGCGATGCCGGATCGCTTGCGCCAAAGGCAAATGCAGTTCTGACGACGCCGACGCTGGCCGCGACTCCAGTAGCGGGAGATAACTCGCTGGCGGTTCCCGATACGGCGTTCGTGCAAACTGCAGTCAACGGCTTGCAATCTATTCCAGTCACCAGAACAGCAATGGTGTTGACGGCGGCGCAGGCGGCGGCGCAGATCATCGTCTATACCGGCGCGCTGACAGGCAATACAACGGTCGCGGTACCGGCAGCAGGGAAAACCTTCACGGTAGTCAACAACACTACCGGCGCGTACACGCTCACGCAGATCGCGGTCGGCGGCACGGGCATCGCAGTCACTCAAGGAAAGTCTCAAGAGTTGATCTGCAACGGCACTAATGTTGCGCTGCCCTCCACCGATCTAGCGGTTGCCGGGGTGATGCCAGCGGTCGCACCTGGAACGGCAGGAAATATCCTTACGTCCGTGGCTGGGGTATGGGCAAGCACTGCGCCGCCATCTAGCGGCGGAAACACGCAGGTATCGTATGCCAACCGCGCCAATCTAAGAACGACCGAGGGGCCGGTAGGCGTCACTACTACCGTAGAGAGCCTTGGTCTTTTCACCTGGGCGTTAGCCAGCACCGAACCGGACGACGATGAAACGGCATTTGCCAGCGCTACCGGCGTATGGACGCTCTCTGCCGCCGATCCAGACTATGTTTTCGCATCTTGGCTCTCTGAAATAGACAATGTAGAGGGTCGCGCAACCGATCTTGAAACTCGCGCAAAAACGGACGAAGCGACAATTGCCGCCCACGCCAGTTCAATCGCCACGCTTCAGGCATTCCAAGCTGCGCATCTGTTCGCTACATTCAGCATGACGCTGACTTCCTTGGCTACGCTGATATCCAGCAATTTCACGGTAACAGTTCCCGGTGCACTTGTCGGTATGCCTGTGATCGTGAACCCTGGCAATTCATTCGGTACATCGGCAGCTAACCAGGGCGCACTGTCCTGCATTGCCTACGTGTCGGCGGCAAACACCGTGATCGTCAGCATTCGCAACGCATCCGCAGCAACCACAACACTGACCGCCTCAACGTGGTCGGTTCTTGTCATTAACTAACAGGAAACAAACATGGGCATGATTAACGGAATTCGGACGTTCAATGCGCTGACCAGCGGCACGATGAGTGGGTCGCAACTCACCACGTACCTTGCGAGCGGTATCAATGCAGGTAGTTTTAACCAGTTGCTCACGTTGCGCGGGCAGACGGCCATTCTTGCCGCAAGCAGCACGGCCATGACAGCGGTAGCCGCAAGCAGCACGGCCATGACAGCGGTAGCCGCAAGCAGCACGGCCATGACAGCGGTAGCCGCAAGCAGCACGGCCACTTCGGCAGTCAGTGCCAACGCGACCGCAGACAACCTCGCCCTCGGGTCG